CCCAAAATCCTTTAGGGTTAGTTCGTCCCATTCCTTGGACGGCAGGTTTATTATCTTCAACTAAAAATCAAGGTTCCAAGAGCCAATCATCTCTCCCTCAACATTTGCCATGTTATTAGAAGCCTTCTGCGCTCTCATGAACTCGTCGGTCCTCTCGTCAGACATCTCGTCCATAGTATAATAGCCACGACCAGCAGGTCCAGTATGACCATATGCCTCCCTTGGAGACACAGGTTTTACCCTGCCAAACACATAGGCCGAGACTTCGTTAATTTTTACTGCCATAATTCCTCCAAAGGATTGGGGGAGCCGTAGCCCCCCCGTCCTTATTGGTTAGTCAAAAGTAAACTTACCACGATCCGTGGAAATTGACTTATGAACTACGCCCATTGGCAATTGATTTGGGCCGTGAGAAGCCAAAGCAAGAGACGCTAAGGTCTCTCCACTTACGTCCTCTAACGACGACAAACCGTTAGCCGGGATTTTACCTTTTGCGGTATGATTTACACTAGCCATATAGCCTCCTAGTACCATTCAACTTCGACATATGCGTTGCCCTTACCAGCCGCCGTACCAGAATCAGTCGCCTGAATAAAGGTAACTTCAATCTGTGTATCGGCAGGTAATGCTTCTATAATAACGCAATTAGTGTCGTCTTGATTGTTAAAAACATCACCAGCAGCAGTACCATCGGCAATTTCCAATTGACCATAATAATTCGCATCGCCAGTAGTGCCAATGAGAACCTTTCCGGTAATTGTGTCATCCTCAAAGGTTTCGGTTACATGAACACCGATATCCTTGAGACTGCCTTGATAGCCTGATGGGCCTTTAAAACTCCAAGTAGTACCAGTACCAGCAGCAAAGTCAGTGACAGCCGCATCCTGATAGGAATACTCTCTAGGATCAGAATAACTCATAATATCTCCTCCTATCCTGCGCTGTCCCAAATCACAATACGTGTTTGGGCTGCTTGTGTGTGTACGATACCGAAGCCGCCTAGATAGTACCAAGCGATGCCACGATCACGTCCGAAGTCACCCGGGATTTTACCCCGCATTTCCTCTGGGACTGCAACCGCTTCAGCAACAGTATCCTCTCCAAAGAACACGATCCAGTCAGACAAACCATTCGTCCACGCAGTAGCCGCTGTACCAATGCTACCCTTCGCTTTGAACGTTTGCTCAACAAACCGCACTCCATCGTACCGACCAATTTCCCCATTCATGATCATACGGAAACCCTGATCAACATACTGCTTGATGGATTCAATATCATCTACGAATGCACGGAAAGTTGTAGGCCATGCGATGCAATAATAGTCATCACCCGTATACGCTGGGATATTACGTTCTTTCATCACATCGACAATTGACTTCACATGCTCTTTACCCAAAGCAATGCTATTGGTAAGGGTAGCCGTACCATTGGTGGTTAATGTAACCGCCGAGGTATTTGTACCCTGTACGCCACTAGCCGCACTAGGAACAACGCGCAACTTAGCACTGTTGAATTGAGTAGAAGCAAGATTATCAAAAGCCTTCTTGGCATCGGTCTTCAACACCTTCCTGATAACTTCGGCCACGGGTTGCTCAGATAGGTCATCCAACTTACCAGTCCACGGAACGCTGTTGCCAGCCTCCGTAATGGTCATGGTGCCTTGAGAAATCGTGAACGAGGTCTCCGGAATAGTATTGGTTTCAACGAGGGTGGAACCTTGGGTTCCAACATCGCTGAACACGTTCCAGTGGAATGTATCGCCTCGATGTAACCCTTGATGGGCTGCATCTTTGACATCACAGAACTGTCTAAATTTGACAATAGGCTGTACTGCCATTCTCAACTGTCTGCTGAGATTTAAGGCATACATATAACCACCGGAGGTGCTAACTGACCATACTTGTCCAGCCATTTTACTACCTCCTAATTGTTATAACATTTGGCCTCGCGCTTCCTTCATTTCTTTGATGACGTCTGCAGTGCTCTGTGGCTCTGCTTCGTCTTCTCCGATCTTTGAGGAACCGCTAGCCGCCTTTGGGTGTGGCACAATTTTCTTCTTGCGCTCCGCCCTTTCGTTTTTATTTGGGGAAAGAAATTCTTTCGCCCATTGTCGCGTCGATTCAGCAGCCTCTTGCATAATCTGTTTTGGTGTCCAATCGGGGTTCTCCTCGGTAAGGGCAACGGTTCGATTATCCGCGACTGCGCGCAACTCAGAGACTTTAGCGATATCCGGATACTCACTATCAAACCACTTAACTGCTTCTTCAAGTGATTTTTGATAAGCCCATTGCTGTTCTCTCTGTGTTTGCGCTCGCTGCTGCGCTAAGGTTCTACCTAGAACCTGTTCTACAACCTCTTGGACATTCGTGGTGGCAGGTTGACTGCGCCCTCTATTTCCTAAGGCTTTAGTAAACAATTCTGCGGCTTTATCCGCATCATCTTCATAAAGAGCCTGATGATACTGCTTAACTAAATCAGCATCAGTTGTCTCTTCTTCTGGAACCGCGTCTTGCGATGGCGGCACTTCTTTTTGGACTTTTTGAGTCTGTTGCATATTCTGAACATACGCATTGAGTTGAGCCTCTCGCTCTTGAACTCTTCTCGCATACTCAGCAGCATCTTCAAAGCGTTTTTGAGACGCCTTGTCTTTCTGGTGGGATGCCTTTAGATCATCAAATGGTACTTGTATATCCTCACCGTCAACTTTTATAGTTGTATACCAAGAGTCACCATCCTTCCAAAATGGAGACGACTCCTTTTCTACAACTTCTTCTGGTTCTTCCGAAGCAATAACTTCATCTTCTCCAACTTCTTCTTTAAACTCTTCATCGCGTTTAACAGCGATTGCGGCCATTGCTTTTTCTCGCTCGGATACATATTCTTCCTTCGAAGATTCTGTTACTTCTTCGGCGTCGTCTTTATATCCTTGCTCGACTTCATTTTCAGTTGCATCCAATTCTTGGGTAGCATCTTTATCTGCCATTTTTTAGTTTTCCTTCATATATCGCCCGCATCTTTATACTTCGCAATCGCTTCCGCGTTTTCTCCATCAGACATTATCGCATCCAACCAGTGAAGAAACTTTATCGGGGTAGCGAGATTATTTGAGATTTTACGGTATTGTTGAAGTTCTTCTTCTGAAGAACCTACCCACTCCTGCATTACCATCTTCTGAAACGCTTCAATACCTTCACGGTATTCATTGATAGCCCTTGCAGCGATGCTCAATCCAGTAGGAGTTCTTATAAATTCTTGTGTTGCAGTTCCGACCCGCGCACGTTTGATAAGATCTTCAGCGTTAAGATCGCTGGGATTATAGTAATCCATTCTTACCCCACAGCAAACGGAATCTTATTATATCTTTCTCTTTCAATAGTTCCGGCCTTCCCTCCGGCTCGTATTTCTAGTTCTCTCTCGATATCCTTATCGTCCATCTCGCTCAAGAGAGCCTCTCGTTGAAGCAACAACTCTCCACGCTTAGTAACGGAATCCTGTTGCTTGATTTGTGCTTCCCTAATATCAGTTTGCTGCCCTATTAATAGCAACTTCCTTGTCACCCACAGACTTAACCTGCTCGATCTGCATTCTTCCCTGTGTCTTCTGCTGATCGGTAGCGATTATATTCTGTAGTTCTTCTAACGCTTTTTGCATTTCTTCCATCCTCGGATCTGCTTCCTGATCCCAAAGTATAAATCTTGATCCATCCTTAAACCCGAGTTGACCGAATATCTCCTTGGTTAATTCTGGCAAGTTTATCTTCTCCGCAACGCCAGGAAATTGAGCCAAAGTATTCACACCAAATAATAAGTTCTGAACTCTCTTCATTGGATCAGTCGCGTTCAATCCCACATTAACTTTTAACAGAACATCCTGCCTGAGCAGTTCATCCATAATTTCATCTATCTTGAACTTTGCGAATTGCTGTTGTGCGGCCTCACCAGCAACCGACAAGATAATTGAATCTGTCTCGTAGTATTGCTCAAGACGTAGAAGTTGTTTGAGAGTTTTTTCCACCCATGTGTCTGCAAACGTTCTCAGAGTATATTCAGCAATAGTACTACTTGAACCAGCGAGAAGATTCATTCCTCCAACTGTCTCATTCAGATTTCTAGCGCCCTGAACAGTTGATGTTGAGAAGTTACCCTGCAACTCATCGAAGTCCATATTGATTCGATCCTGCTCTGCATACGCAGACCCAGTTACATCTCTAGTCTCAACAATCCTTACATCTGTCTCAGGATCATCCATCTCAACCGCACCACCCGGAACAGATCTAAACAATGCATCCAGATCAATGTTCCTATCGCGGCGTATATGATACCGTTTGTTCATGGCTAACTTAACATTATCGAACCTCTGGTTCCATATGTCATTAGCCGCCGCTTGCAGTTCCTGAGTTAACTCTACAGTCCCGGATGGATATGTCTTATGGGCCTCTAAATTCACTGCTCCCATCACATAAGGACGTTCTTCGTCTCTGAGCCAAGGAAACATTTCTTTCAATGGCTTAACCTCTGTGAGCATAATCTCTGTGCCAGCGGTAAAGTAGCAGTGATCTATCCCATCCATCTTTACAATATTTTTATGTACCCAAACAATCCAGAAATCTTTTAACTCACCATACTCCGCCTCATTCTCCTTGGGGTCCATTCTGGGTTCATCTCTCACCAGTCTAGTAGTATTATCTTGCTC